TGTCCATATTATAACCCATACAAACATTTCCGGACAGATAAACATCTTGTCTATGTTAATAGTGCAATCGAACATTTTATTTGTGTATCATGACGAAGAAACAAAAACAAATGTTTCTGTGCCATTTCTTATATACGCTGTTATATGCAGTGCGGATTTATAGTAGAAATTTTGATACGAAGAACTAAACCTTTTTTGTTTTATTTTTGTGTGGTGGAAAATTAAAAAAATTGAATATTTTATATATAGAATAAACTATTTAAAGATATGGAATTAAGAAAATTTATAAAGACTACTATACGTGAATATTTGAATGAACAACAAGAAACAGAAACCAACATAAACAATAATTTTAAGAAATGGTTTAATGGTAGTAAAGTTGTTTATAATGGGAAACCACTACCTGTTTATCACGGTTCAACCACAGAAATTGAAGAATTTGAGGATTTTACTACTTTTTTTACGGATGACTATATGAATGCCGATGGATATGCTGGTGGTGAATATGTTTATGAAGTTTATATAAGTATTAAAAGACCCTTAATTATTGATTGCCAAGATAAAAAGTGGGATAAACTTGAAAGTGAGTATGGAACATCAACAAGAGACATTGCTGGAAATGTTGATAGAAGCAAATATGATGGTGTTATTTTCATAAATGTTAAAGATAGTTGGATTGATGATGAAGATTATCAAGATGCTTCAACAATATATGTCACATTTAAAGCTAACCAAATAAAATCCGTTGATAATGATGGCACTTGGGACTTAAACGATAACGACATTTCTTCTTAATTTTGTGCAGTATGGAAAAAATAAAACAAAAAGAATGTTACTATGAAACTTAATACGAAGCGATAATGTAGCATTGCTTATAACGGATGAGGGTTGTAGCAGTTAAAAGTGCCTACTGCGAACTTTAAATTAACGATAAACTAAATGGCACTTTTTATTGCTTACAACCCTGTGTTATAAGCCGTTTATTTTGAAAACATGAAACGAATAAATAAAAATATTGGAGCTAAAGTAGAGGTTAGAGGAATAACCGTTGAAATTAACCCAAAAGTTAAGTGGAGAAAACTTAATAAAGTTACAGGAGTAATTGTTGAAAACGAAGGATACGAACATTATTATCACTCTTGTAGCGGTGGTTATACTTATGTTACCAAGCATTTAATTAAAAACGATTGCTATCCCACATTTGCGATTAAACTTGATAATAATGTGAAGGATATTGAAGGAAATAATGTAATTATGGTACGAGAGTTTGACCTTAAGTTTTTGGAACGAATTGAAGTACCCAAGAAAACTGTAAGCGAAAAAGCTTATTTAAATGCTAAAAAGGTTATTGAACGTTACGAAGCTGAAAATGGCTTATAACGTTGGGTATATGAGCAGGTTTGTCTTGCAGAACGGTTCAAATTACTAATAAACTTGATGGCAAACTTGCTTATATACCGTGTTATATGCAGTGCGGATTTATAGTATAAATGTTGATACGAAGCACCGAACCTTTTTGTTTTATTTTTTGTGGAAAGGAAATTAAAAATTGAATATTTATATATAGAATAAACTATTTAATAATATGGAATTAAGAAAATTTATAAAAACAACCATCAGAGAATATCTGAATGAGCAGGAGAGTATTAATAAAATAAGATATAAAAAATCTGTTGATGAAGACAGGGCAATAATAACAGCATACATCAATAATAAAAAGGTTGGTTCATTATCAATGGAAGTTTTATTTGATGCTTACCAATATGAATTTGAAGATGTATTTGATGAAGATACTTTTGAAAAATTATATCCAGATAGTGAAATTGTGAAAATTGAACACATTGAAGTTGATGATAATTATAAAAATTCTGGTATTGGTTCTGAATTAATGAAGCGTGGAATGGAAATGATGAAAAAGAATGGATATAAACAATTTTACTTAAACGCTTCACCAATGGGGTTTAAAGGATTAAGTACTATGGGTTTAGTAGATTTTTATAAAAAATTCCAATTTAAAGAATTAAAAAATCAAGGACATAATGTTTTAATGGGTGTTAATTTTAATAAACCAGTTAATGAAGGTATGAAAAATAAATCAAAAGAAGTATGTAATAATGTTTTATGTTTTAGTAGAATGTTAGCAAAACGTAAATTTATAACTAAAAATGGAGAATTTAAAGTTAGAGTTTTAGTAAAAGGTGATGGTAATGAATTAGAAAGAACTTTTGATATTGAAGTACCATTAATGATTAGTTTAAGACAAGATTTTGAAACTTCAAAGGAATATAAATCAGCAGTAGAAGATTATAAAGATTACGAAACATCTGTTGTTGGGTGGAATTTATATGGCGAAGAAAGTGAAATGAGAGAAATATTCTTTTCTGATATTATAGAAGTTATTCAAGATTTGAATCATTAATTTTGTGCGGTGGGAGAAAAAATAAAACAAAAAGATTATAACCACAAAACTTAATACGAAGCACAAACGTAGCATTGCATATAACGTTTTGCAGCTAACAGAAGTGGCTGAACCCGAAGCTAAATAGAATTAATAAACTTAAAAATTAAAACAATGGAACAAATACTAATAGCAGATACTTTCAAGAAATTTGAAGGTAAAGAATGGGTAAGAACATCAACTTTCACATCCTATGATAGAGATAAGTTAAAAGCCAAAATTGAGGAACATTATAAAATTGAACTCATTAAGGATGAAACTGATGATTTTCCATACTTTACTGATGGTGGGTTTAAGTATCAATCCAAAACTGAAAATTTCGAGTTTATGACAACGGCTCATTTTCACGATGTCGTTTAATTGCTTATAACGGTTGAGTATATGTTTAGTAATTTTTACAACTAAAAATAAACAATTCAAAAATTATTAAATATATACTTTGTTATATGCAGTGCGGATTTATACCACTAAACTTAAATCGAATAACAGAACCTTTTTGTTTTATTTTTGTGGGAAGGAATTTTAAAATTTGAATATATATAAAATAAACTATTTAATTATATGGAACTAAGAAAATTTATAAAAACTACTATATGTGAATATTTGAATGAAATGGCTATGCCTTCATCAACACATATAGATACATTTTGGTATCACGGGACATCAAAAGATAATATTAACAAAATTATTCAAGATAAAGCACTAAAACCATCTGAATCTGTAACTAAACGCTCAAGAGGTATGATGACACCAGTTTTTGATAAAGTTTATCTTACTGCTAAAATTGATGAAGCAATTGGTTATGCTTATTTTAGGTCTCCTGCTAACACACCTGTTTATTTGGTTATTGTTGATGGCAAAGCACTTAAAGATATTCAACCAGATGAAGATGTGATTGCAGATTTATTACAAACAGAGGATACAATTAAAGGTTTTGAATGGTTAGACCGTTTAGCAAAATATACAGACCCTAAACTTTATGATAAGTTTCAGAAAATGGGCGATTACGCATATTCTGTTAGTTTAGCAAAAAAAGTTGTTAATAGATTAAGTAATGACCAAAAAATTGAATTGATAAATAAAGGTTTGAAGATTGCACATTCTGGTATGATTGAAATATCTCAAGTATGGGAATTACCACCAGTTGAAAAAAGATGGGATAAAAACGAAATAAATGGTGATAACTATCAACAATTGGGAAAAAGAATTTACTAATTTTGTGCGGTGGGAAAAAATAAAACAAAAAGATTATAACAACGAAACTTAATACGAAGTGATAACGTAGCATTGCATATAACGGTTGGGTGTATGAGAAGGTTTGCTTGTAGTAACTTTCAAATTACCACTAAAACTTGATAGCAAACTTTCTTATACACCTTGTTATATGCAGTGCGGATTTGTAGTATAAACTTTAATGCGAAAGATGAACCTTTTTGTTTTATTTTTGTGTGATGGAAAATTAAAATTTGAATATTTATATATAAATAAAAATATATGGAGAAAGATATGAAACTACGCAAATTTATAGCAACTACTATACGTGAATATTTGAATGAAGAAGTTGGTGAATATACTAATAAATTAGATTATAATTATAAATTTGATAAAAGCAAATTAAATGATTTCATTAAGAATGCTCGAAAATGGAATGAAAATGATTTTGTTGAAGAATATGTTTATTTAAACGATATAAATTTAATTAAAGATTATGGAAGAATAAATAAGGGTGATGAAATTATTATAGGAAGACGAGTAAAAGATGCTAATGGAAAAAATGTATATAGAAATAGTGTTCAATTATATGCTCCATATAAAACTATTATTGCGGATAAAGATTATGGTAGCAATCATTGGACATTTATTTTAGATAACACAAAAGAATTACAAGATGAAGCAAAGTTATTATATAGTCAAAATAAAATGAATAAAAAACCACAATTTAATAAAAACGAAAAAATTATAAAATGTTATCACGCTTCTCCAAACAAATTTAAACATTTTAGATATGGTGAAAATAAAACAAGTGGTCAAATTGGGGCTGAAAACGGTTTTTTCTTTTTTAAAGATGTGAAGTTTGCTAAGTATTATGCTTCTGTAATAAAAGATAATAATGATGTTGCTTACATATATGAATGTGATATAAAACTTGGTAATACAATAACTGAAAAAGGTGAAAATATTGGAACGAATTGGGGCAGAGCAGGTTGGTTAGAATCTATGAATACTGAAGGGTATGATACTGTTATTATTGAAAATGCCGATACAGGTTATGGTATAACAGATGAAATAGTGGTATTTGATGATGATAATATTAAAATAAATAAAATAATTCAAATTTAATTCGTATATTTGTGTGGTGGGAAAAAATAAAACAAAAAGACTATAACAACAAAACTTAATACGAAGCACAAACGTAGCATTGTATATAACGGTTGGGTGTATGAGAAGGTTTGCTTATATGAGCTTTCAAGTTACCGATACTGTTGATAGCAAACTTTCTTATACACCTTGTTATGCTCTCGTGCCGACTTATTAACCATAGAACTTAATTTGAAACACGAAAGAAAAACAAAAAGAATTTTAGGGTGGATTTTTTAAAATTGTCTATTTATATATAAAAGTAAAAACTATGAATATTAAGAAAATTATACGTGAAGAATTAGAGAAGATAATGGAGGTTAGAAACCCATTAATGAATTATCTTAAAGGTGTGTTACCTAATGTACCAGAATATGTGTTACAAGACTTTTTTTATTCTAATTTAAAAAATGCAACGAAAGAAGAAATTACTGAGATGGTTAAAGAATATTCAAATGTGAAATGGGAATTAAAGACAAATTTTCCTATTAATTATAACATATTTGATGCTGAGACTGTTAAACGTCTTAAAGAAAGAGAAGGAGGGTCAAAAAACCCATACCAAGTTCCAAATGATGAAAAAAGACATAATACACAAAAGGAACTTATATTAAAACAAGGATTACCCAAAGAACCTATACTATTATTTAGTGTTAATGGAAAATATGAATTAGTTGAAGGTTGGCATAGAACAATTCAATTGTTGAATATGTTTCCAGAGGGATATAATTACCCGAATGTATATATTGGAGTTAAATCTTAATAATTTTGAAAAAAATTAAAGTGTGTTGGGAAAATTCTTTTTGTTTTGCAATAAGTAAAACACGTAAAAGTAAATTCGCATCAGGTGAATACGACCATATTATAAAAAACGTGTCTGAAAATAGAAGCCAAGAAACAATAAGTAGAATTAAACAAACTAAAAAAGATAAACCTTATAAATTTTCTGATGAGTCTAAACGAGCAATGTCATTATTCAGAAAAACATTTAGACATAGCGAGAAAACTAAAGAAAAAATGAGTAATTCTGCTATAGCTAATATTGTCAAAACAGGGAAAGTTAAACGTTCTAATTTAGAAATAATGTTTGAAGGAATATTAAAAGGATTAAATATTAAATATACACCATCCTATTATATTAAAGAAATTAAAAAGATATATGATTTCCACCTCCCTGATTATAACATATTAATAGAAGTGGACGGTGATTTTTGGCACTGCAATCCTGATACACACCATAATCCAGTATGTAAAACACAAGAAAAGAACATAAAAAACGATAAAATAAAGAACGATTGGGCTAGTAACAATAATATTACGTTACTTAGATTTTGGGAAAATGACATAAACAACAATATAAAACAAGTAAAAGAAACCTTACTTGAACACTGTAAGTAATTCCCCCTAATATTTATTATCACATAAACAACATTTACTTTTCCCGAAGTATTACAACAGATTAGCTCGATTTATTTCGAGCTTTTTTGTTTGTACATATTTATGTATATACAAAAATTATGGAAAATATAAAATTTAAAGCCGTACTCTTCATGTTAGCAATATTCACATTAGCTGGAATATCTAGTGAAGCAAATGAGACACAATTAAAATACATTCAACTTACAGGTGGCATAATTACTGTTGGGTTTGTTGCTTATGTATTATATAAAGTTATAACACATAAAAAATAAAAAATGGATAATAAATTCAAGTTACCTACAGAAATTGTTAAACTTCCTTCACAAGGTAAAGTTTACCCAAAAGACAACCCGCTATCATCGGGTGAAATTGAAATGTCATACATGACAGCAGTACATGAAGACATTTTAACAAATAAAAACTATATGAAACAAGGTATAGTTATAGATAAATTGTTGCAAGCATTAATTGTATCACCTATTAAGTATGAAGATTTAATCATTGGCGATAAAAACGCAATATTAATTTCAGCACGAATATTAGGATATGGTCAAAATTATTCATTTCCTTTTAAAAACCCTGTTACTAAAGAAACTGAAGATGTAAGTGTTGATTTGTCTGAATTAAAAGAAAAAAACATCCCACTAGGTAGCAACACTGAAGGGATGAATGAATTTAATTACACATTACCTCATTCTACAACAGAAATCACATTCAAGCTGTTGACACATGGTGATGAAACCAGAATAGAGAAAGAAATCGAAGGTTTGAAAAAAATTAAACCAAACGAATCATTTGATTCATCTACTCGTCTTAAACATGCTATCACATCTGTTGGTGGTTCTAGAGATCCTAAAGACATACGTGAATTTGTTGAAAAATACATGTTAGCAAAAGATTCAAAAGCATTACGTGAATACATTAAAACCGTATCACCAGACGTATTACTTGAATTCGATTATGATAAAAACGGATATGCGCAGGAGGGCATATCTATACCTATAGGGTTAGACTTTTTTTGGCCTAGCTAATGAATACAGATACCACTTATTCTCAGAAATTCATGAAATATGTTTTCATAGTAAAGGAGGATACGATTGGAATACTGTATACAACATGCCTATATGGTTAAGAAAGTTTACATTCAATAAAATTAACGCTCACTATAGTGAAATAAACGCAGAAATAGAAGAAGCAAAAGGTTTAGTCAACGCAGATACAGCAGCAAACTCAGCTGCTAAAGTGAATAAACCAAACATAATGCCTGATAAAAATGCGTACGTAGTAAAGACCACCAAGAAATAGGTGGTCTTTCTTATATTTATATTAAACACAAATTAACAAATGGCTCCAGATAGTATAACACTCCAAAGAATTCAAACACTTCATCCTAAAATTAGACAAGAAGTACAAAACATTTATATTAACGAAATATGTCCAGCATTAACTACTGTAACATGTAGGTTTGCTTACACGTTAAGAACATTTAAGGAACAAGATGATTTATATGCTCAAGGTAGAACTAAATTGTTTGATGTAAGAGGTAAACGTCTTGGAATTGTTACTAAAGCAAAAGGTGGGCAATCAATACACAATTACGGTTTAGCTTTAGACATAGTACTATTAAACGGTACTGAAGCTTCTTGGGATACTGTTAAAGACTATGATAAAGATGGTAAAGCAGATTGGACAGAAGTTGTAAACATATTTAAAAAACATGGATATGTTTGGGGCGGTGATTGGAAATTTAAAGATGCCCCTCATTTTGAAAAAGCAGGATATGATTGGAAAACATTAAATGCTAAACATGTAGCTAAAGATTTCATACCAGGAACAACATACATTAATATATGAAACTAATTAACATACTTAAAGAAATTAAAATTAGGAATGCCAACAAACCTCTAGAAGTTGTATTTAAATTCCCAGAAATAGCTTATAATGAAGGGGATATAATATCATTATCAATTCCTTCTGAAAATATTGAAATTGACGGAGAAATATTTGAAGATGTTATCGAGTTTTATATTGAACCAGATGCTAAAATGGTTAAAGATCTTAATACAATAATAAAATGTTTAAAAATATTAGGAGTACCATATCAGCAAGATTTTAATAGTGAATTTTTAGGTTTAAACATACACATTTCAGACATTCCTCAATATTTAATAAAATGAAATTAACAAACATAGTTAAAGAAATCAAAATCAGAAACATTAATAAAAATAATGTTGATGAGTTAGTTTATGAATTTATTAAAAATTATGGTGGGCAATCCCTAGTTTATTATATTGCAGGAGATATGTCTCCTGAAGAAGATAGTAAGATGGAAAAATACAATGTTTTAAAACAAAACATTAATGTTGAAAATTTTGACATTTATAAAGCAAGAGAAGTAAAAAATGAATATTCTCACATATATTTTTTAGGAGATGTTGAAAATTCTGATAAAGATGTATGGTTATTATATTCTAACACACTTTTAGATCTTAAAAAATTACTAGAAGCTGAAGATCAATATTTTAACTCATAAAAAAACTTAAATGGCTGAACTAACACCAGACGAATTAAATGAAAAACTAAGAGAAACGGCCTCATTGGTAGAGGACACTTTTAGATCCGTAGCAGCTCATATAAAAGATTTATATAAAGAAGCATTTTCTGATGCTAACTCATATACAAAAGATACAATAAAAAATGTTGAGAAACAGCTATCTAGAATGGCTGACATGAACAGAGATGTGTTTGAATACCAAGCTAAAAAAGAACGAGGTTTACTAAATGCTAAAGATATTGAAAAAGATATTTTAGATTATGATATAGAAAGAGAAGTAATAGAAAAACGCATAGCTCAACTTCAGGCTCAAGCAGCTGACCCTGACTCAGACATGACATCAGAACAAGCTCAACATATTGAAGATATGTCTAGGCACTTCAGAGATATAGTTGAACAAAATGATGAATGGGTTGAAAGTCTTAAAATTCAGTTAGGTGAAATAGAAAAAATTGAGAAAAAAGTAGGTGTTATTGAAAAATTATTCTTAGGAATAAAACAAATACCTGTATTAGGTGCAATGCTTAATGTAGATGAAGCTATAGCTAAAATGGAAAAATTAGCTCATAGAGGTAAACCTGTTCAAGATCAAGCTGGCAATGTTACATATCAAAAACAAAACCAAATGCAAATTGTTGGAGCAGGTATTACCGAAGCTATGAGTGGTTTAAAAGAATTAGTTTCTTTAGCATCAATATTTCTTACTGTTGTTAAAACAATTTCGTTCTTTGTAAAGGCAATGTTCGAAGCTGACAAGCAAGCAACATTGTTAGCTAAAAGTTTATCTGTATCTAAAGAAGAAGCAAGACAATTAAAAGACTATTATGATGAACAAAGGGTAATTCTTAAATCCCAATATGGTTTAACACAAGAACTAGTAGAAACACACAAACAATTAAGTGAACTATCATCAGCTACTTTATTATTTTCTATTTCTAGTTTAGATGCTCAAATACAATTAACTAAAGAATATGGTTTAAGTGTTGAAGAATCATCTAAATTAGTACAGAATTTAATGATGAGCAGTACAGAAGGCACTAGAGGTTTAAGTGTTATAATGGAACAAGTAGCTCAATACGCTAATCAAAACAAAATTTTATTTAACGGTAAAAAAATACTATCTGAAATAAGTAAAGTAAGCGGCCAAATATTAGCATCGTTTAAAGGAAACACAGCTGAATTAGCTAATGCTGTTCTTAAATCGGAACAATTAGGTATAACTTTAGGTAAATCAAGAGATATAGGTAATTCATTACTTAATTTTGAGTCATCTATAGAATCAGAATTAGAAGCTGAATTGTTAACAGGTAGACAACTTAACCTTGAAAAAGCAAGAGCATTAGCAATGCAAGGTAAATATGCTGATTTAGCTCAAGAAATATCTGATAGCGCTTTAGATTACAATGAATACTCAGAATTATGGCCTATTCAACAAGAGGCATTAGCTAAAGCTTTAGGAATGCAAGCTGACGAGTTAGCAAATGTTTTATATACTCAAAAATTTATAGGTGATGAAGGTAAAAAACAAATACAACGTATGCGTGAAGCAAAGATGGAATCTCAAGCTAATGCAATGGCTTCAGGTAAGTTAAAAGGTGAAGAACTAGAACAAGCTTTAAAAAGTTTAGACGCTCAAGAAAAATTTAACATAGCATTAGATAAAGCCAAAAACATATTTACAGATTTAGTTGATGGCGGGTATTTAGATTCACTATCTAATACTTTAATGAGTATCACAGACTCGTTAGCTACATTTTTTGGAGGTAAAACAGCCGAAGAATATAAAATTGATAACCAAGTAAAGGAACTAAATATTAAATTACAAGAAACATCAGATCCTTTAGAAAAGCAAAAGGTAAAAACTCAAATAGACTCAATAGACCCAACTCCTTATCCTGAATTAAGGTATAATAACCCCGAACTACATGATCTTATTAAACAAAGACGTAAAGAATGGGGTGAAAAACCTACAACAAAACCTACCAACTATAACGACGAACAGAGAGATCAAATATCGTCCTTAATTGAAATAAATAAAAAAATGCTAGTAGCTCTAGTTGAAGGTAAAAACATATATCTAGACGGTCAAAAGCTAACAACAGCAATGTCTATGGGTCATAATAACCAAGCATAACTTATTAATATTTATTGGAGAATAAATTAAATAAATAACTATGAGCTTATACGACATGTTAATGAACCCTGCAACCACATCTAAATTTGGTTTGAAAGGACAAAACGGCCCAACATTTGAAAACATTAGTCAGAAATTTACATCTGATATTCAGGCGTTAGCACCTGTAGGTGCTTTATTGTCTTCTCAAGATATGTTGGTAGGTAGAAATTACGGAGCACAATTAGGCACTCCAGCGTTTGCACCACCATCAGTATTAGATTTGAGCGGTCAAACGCCTGACGATCCAACAAAACAAGTACCTTACGACAAATACGGTCCTAAATTCTAATAAATGGGTTTAGTAAATCTGAAGAGTAACTTAACATCTCTAAAATTTGGTAAAGACAGATTTGGAGGTGGAGATAGTGGTTTACCATATATCCAAACTCCTATAGAGGATAACGGTAATCCACTGCCTCAACTAGCCCGAACAGGAATAGATGCTTTTATAAGGGGTGGTTTTATATATGCGGGTGCTAGGTCTGCTATAGACTTAGTAAGAATAGGAAAGTTCTTTACAGACGCACCTAACGGACCAGCTTTTATAGCTAAACAAGTAGGTCTTCAATTAACAAACCCACGCATAGAAACAGGCAAAGTTGGACCTATAGAAAATACTCGAATTTATAACTTAGGACTAAATACTTTAGCTCAAATAGGTGTAAATGCATTCGGATTACATTTTAACAGATCTGGATTAGGCCCTGGTGGAGATAAATTTTATTATAGCACTGTAAACCCATTTCCGTTAGACGGAAGCGCTCCTCAAGAAGTAACAGGTAACAGATTATACCAATTAACTCAAAATAAAATATACGGTGATATTAGTATAGGTAAACAAAAGTACATTTCAACAGATAAAAATGTTTTAATACAATACTTTGGTGGACCTGAATCATCTCTTGGTATAGGTAATACTGTTATAAAAAGATATGACAATACAACTGTACGTAAAAGTGAAGGTATAACAGGAATAGATAATTATTCTGTATTTTCATATGACGATTTCAACAAACAGAAAAACAGTTCATTTGCTGGTAGAGCGCAAGATTTTAGAAAAACAATACCTGCTACAGATTCTAATGGAACGTTTTTAACTTCTACAGACTATATGTCTGATAAGATTAACATAGAAACTAGAATAGGAATAGGTAACCCTGGTAAACCAACACGAAACAGAAAATCATACAATAGTTCAGACCTTCAAACTCAAGATCAAATAAACATGTTACCCTTAGTAAATGTTACAAATGGTGATTTTAGAAAAGCATTTGAAGGAGGTGAACAAAACATATTAGGTAGAGATTTAATCAAATTTAGATTCGAATCAATAAACAATGATAATCCAAATGAAACTGTAGCTATATTTTTTAGAGCATTTCTTAATGGTTTTAACGATAATATAACTGAAACTGTTAACTCAGTTCAGTACATTGGCAGAGGTGAAAAATTTTATACTTATGGTGGGTTCGATAGAAACATAATATTTAATTTTAAGATTGCAGCTCAATCAAGAGATGAAATGAAACCATTATATCAAAAACTAAATTATCTTATGTCAACATTAGCTCCTGATTATAAAGGTAACTTTATGAGAGGTAACATAACATTGTTGACTATAGGTGATTACATATGGAGACAACCAGGAATATTAACATCATTGAATTTAAGTATTGACGATGAATCACCATGGGAAATAGCGTTAGACGAACCAGAAATAGGTAGTGATAAAGGAATGTATGAACTACCTCATGTAATAAATGCTTCTGTATCATTTACTCCTATCCACAATTTTGCACCACGTAAATCTTCTGAGTTGCCATTTATAACACCTTCGAACAATTTAAATAAATGGCTTAAACCTATTAATTCTAAATACGTTCCTAACATTAATAAAAAAGATAATGAAGTTAATTAATATACTTAAGGAGATAAAAATTAAAAATGTTAATGTTGTTGATTTAGAGAAAATAGCTAAAGAACAAGCTAAACAATTAGCTGATAGTATAGATGAACCTGAGGATTCAACTACATATAGTGTCCCTAAGGAAAGTAAACAAGAATTATATGACATTATACACAGTAAAAAATACTTAAGAGAAGGGCATAATTATTTACTTGTTGGTGATAAAAATAATACTGCTGTTGCTTTTTATATAGATGACTATAATAATAATTACATAACTTGGGAATATTTTTTATGAGATATAACAATATAGACATTATAAAAACATCAGAAGGTAAGAGATATTATAAAACAGTAATATATCCTCAAATAGACCCTCAAAACACCGACATTTATATAACAACTAATGCTGGTGATAGGTTAGATATTTTAGCACATATATATTATGGTGACGTATCTTTATGGTGGGTATTATCATCAGCAAATAATATACCTCATGACACATTATACCCACCACCAGGAACTCAATTACGTATACCAGATGCTCAAGCTTATGTAGATAAGTTTGACCAATTAAATTTAATAAGATGAAATTAATAGATATACTTAAGGAAATCCGAATTAATAACGTTAATAAACCAACACATTTTCCTAAAAACGAAACATGGTATACTAAAGTCAGTACAAAAGAAGATGTAATTAAATTAACTAAGTATTTGCTAGATAATGGTTACCCATCACATTCTAGACCTAGTTATATAGAAAAAATATTAAATGGTGAGTTTCCTACTCACCTATATAATGGAGATTACTATTTTATGCATCATAAAGGTGCTTGGATAATGGGAGGTCAAGATTGGTTTGATAATTGGGTTGATATTCCAAAATATATCCCATTCAACATTATAAACGAAATTAAAATTCGCAACATCAATAAACCAACACCATTTCCTACAAACATTGATTGGTATACAGAAGTATCAAAAAATGAACTTAATGATTTCGCTACAGCTATAGAAGACAGTAATATAAGAATAGATCGTGAAGACTTCCCTACATTACAACGCATTTTAAACGACAGAGGAAGATTGTATTTGTATGTAGCTTATATACATGAAGAAAAAGAACTATACTGGCATTTACATAATGATGAAATTGAACATTTTAAATATATTCCATTCGAAGGATTAACATGAGTTTATATAAATCAGGGTTTATAGGTGGTAAATTTCGGGATGAAATTGAAGCACAAATTAATTTAAGACAAACAAACATAGGAAGTGATTCACGCACTCCTAATGTAATATCATGGTTAAATTCTAACACTGGATGGATAAAATTAACATCAGCTGTTAATGTAAATGAAGACTTTGCTAAAAGGCAACTTAATTCACAAGGTGGAACATACCTAGCTCAAAATAATGTTTTAATGGGTGGTTCTTTATATTATAACCAATCTAAAAATCAATATGGTTTAAAACAAGGGTTTGGAACATTATCATCTAATTCATACAATACTAACCCAAATAACCAATTAGGTATAAGGCCTATGCCTGGTATAAACAACGTTACTGTTGCGTCTAAAAGCCGATTTGGGTCATTAAGAACAGCTACTGTTTATTTTCAATGTTGGGATTTACAACAATTAGAAATAATGGATTTATTGTATATGAAACCTGGGTATTCATTATTATTAGAATGGGGTCATACTGTATACTTTGATAATAAAAGTAAATATACAACAAGTACCAAAACTATAGATATGTTTAATGGTAATTTGAATAAAGAAAAAATATACGAAGAAATATACAGAAAATCAACAGAACAAACTAATGGTAATTATGATGCCATGTTTGGACCTGTTAAAAATTTTTCATGGACTTCTAGAACTGATGGAGGTTATGATTGTATGGTCGAAATAGTAACTATAGGTGATGTAGTTGAATCTCTTAAAATAAATTCATCAAATTCAACCGTTGAAAAAGATCCAAATTTAATAGGTGACGAATCAAGATCAATACTAAGCTCATTACTATACAAAATAATTAAACTATCACAATCAGAAGGTAGGCATTCATTATTATCAATAAAAGAAATATTTAGTTCAGATTTAAAAGGGGAAAATATATCAGGTAAAACAATGTTTGAAGACATGTGTTCATCATATACTGTACCATTTAAACAAATAGGTAGTTCTCAAGCTAACCCCCATGTTTATATACCTTTAGGTGGATTGTTATCAATAATAAAACAAAACTGTTTATTATATGGTGATGATGTTGATAATACTTCATATGTTGATATAGATTTTGATATGGATGAAAACTATTGTTTATCAAACCCATACCAAATGTCTATAGACCCACAAATATGTCTAATAGATACTAATCCTACAATACAAGCCTTAAATTATAGTAAAATAAATAGCATAATAAGTAAAGCAGGATACAAAAACGAAGATTATTTAGGTAAACACATGAGGGTTTTAATAAATGTGCAGCATGTTTTAGATACTCTTAAAAATATGACAGAAAATAATCCTGATAGAGCAGTATACTTACATAAATTCCTAGAAAAAATAGTAAATGATATTTCATTAGCAACAGGTAATATTAATAGATTCTCTGTAGGTTATGATGTAGTATCAAATTCAGTGAAAATATATGATACCCAAAGATTACCTAACACACCTAACGATAATTTTACAAACATAAATTTATATGGTAAAAACTCACTAGTAACTTCATACAATCTTAGCTCAAAAATATTTACATCTATGGTTACAATGATAGCTATAAGTGCTCAAAATGATACAGCTGCATTAGGTATAGATGGAACAGCATTTAGCAAAATATCTGACCAAATATCTGATAGAGTAATTCCTAGAAAATTAGACAAAAACTCTATTCAAACTCAACAATTAAACAATGCTAGCAAAACTAACCTTGCTATAGAAAATTCTCGTAAACTGATATCATATATTAGATCTCTTAATTCATATCAATACAGCATAAATGACATTGGTAACTGTAAACTAGCTTTGAAAGATTACCTAGTATACATGATATCACATAATCCTTCTAAAAATAAAGCAACTCCTATAGTACCTATAGAATTATCTATAACATTAGATGGAATTTCTGGCATACGTATAGGTGAACAGTTTTCGATACCTACAAATGTTTTACCAGCTGCGTATAAAACAAACAATGGTAAAAGAAAAATAAATTTTATAGTAACAGGTTTAAGCCATTCTATAAAAGATAATAAATGGGTAACAACGATAACTAGTCAAACTAAAGTTAATGAATAAATGTATTTACCTAAAAGTCAAATTCAAGAAAAACAATACACTAACGGTAATGAGTATTACATAGATGGTGTAGAATATGTAGGTTACTACTATACCGTATCTAGTGGAGAAGCATATAGCGGTATTAATCCTATAACAGGTCCCTCAATATTGTTACAACCTTACAAAGTTAATACTAACAATGTTAAAGTTTTTTATGATTCTTTAATAGAAAATAAAGGTTTACCAAATGTAAAATCAATGAGTATACCCACTATCTTTTTTATTTCGCCAACGGATATTGATTACACAAAATCTTACTTAATTCGCGCGTTTTCTCAACGAAAAACGACCAAATCTATTATTGAAATTGATCAAAAAACTTACAATTCTATAAAATCTCAAGATGGTTTATATGATTTTGTATCGTTCAATGTCATGTCATTAAAGTGGCAAATAACAGGACCTAAACATGATGATCTATCTAACCCTAACATGCCTATATATGGTTATTACGATACAAACTACAGAACTGTTCACGTTAAAGAACGTGAAATGCCTGGAATAAGTTTGCACTTAAATAACCTTTCGCAGTTTGCTATCTAAAGTGCCCTTCCTTTGAGCCCTAAAAAAATTTCTTTATATTCTGGCAAAAGAGGTAACTAAGAATTCTTAGTTTTCTTCTGTTTTTTAATTTTGGAAATTTTTTAAAATATTTATTACTGAGAGGAGAGGGAGAAAAAGGTTATGTACTACATTGTAGAATCTGATGAGCAATTAAGGAAACTGGATGAGAGGGGATATAAAAATTGTTATGTTAACGTGGTTTGGAACAACGATGTTACCCATGAGAAACTAGCTACCCCATTATTAATATATTATAGACCACTGGAAGGGAAAAAATCATATTTCCTATGTGTCAACCACACAGAAACAATGAGTATAGATGTGGTTAAAATTAAGGAATTCCTGAACAAACATGAAAGTATATATGTCCAGAATAAGAAAAGTTTCACATACTTTATGCAACATAAAAATGTATTAGATGTTAACTTTATTAAAATTCTTAAAAACAATCATCAATTAGAACTACCAACAGAAAATGCTATATTTAACATATTCAGCCATAAAAGGTTGTATGATGTTAATAAGATTATACCTATAAGTAAACATTATGAACGAGAAAACAACAATTGGGAAATTATTAAAAAATACATTAATAGCCCAGTTATTCATACAGAAGAATATAAGTTTTACAATGAAACATTTACAAACGTTTTTAAACATATCGAGAGTAATGGAATTAAACTGAATAAAGAAATTTTTGATAAACATTTTAATGTACTAGACGAACGTAACAGTATAAAGAATAATTTCATTTACACAAAATATAATTTATATACAACAACATCTAGACCTTCAAACGCTTTTAATGGAGTTAATTTTACAGCATTAAACAAAACAGATGGATCCAGAGAAGCATTTGTAACATCCCAAGATACACTGCTTGAGTTCGATTATGATGGGTATCATATACGTCTTATAGGTGATTTAGTTGGATATGAATTTAATGACGATTCAGTACACACTCAGTTAGGTAAAGTTTACTTTAATAAAGAAACATTAGATGAAGAAGAGTATACTGAATCAAAAAAGAAAACATTTCAAATAATATATGGTGGTAACCATAATCAGATGCCTGATAGTGAGTTTTTCCACAAATATAAAACATTAACAAAAAGTATATTATATAACACACCTAAAAACTGCAAACTATTTAGTAAAAAAATAACTGAAGGGTTTACGCCGTTTAAAATGTTAAATTATTATATACAATCGTACGAAACATATAACAATGTTGTAATTTTAGATAAATTAATAAATTATTTATCAACTAAAAAAAGTAAAATTATAGCTTACAATTATGATGCGTTTCTTATAGACTTCAACGCTAAAGACGGTAAAAAATTTATAACAGAAGTCCAAACAATTTTAAAAAACGGGAAATTCCCAACTAAGGTATCATTTTCAGAAAACTACAATACTTTAGTAAAAATTAATTAGTTTTCAAAATTACAAATATTTATTATGGAACAAAACAAAGGTTTTAATTATGATTTTATTAACACACTTCCCGAAAATATAATGGCTAGTAACAGATTATTTTGTACATTCTCTAAGTTAGAAGATATAGATCAACTTGTTATTAATATTAACAAACAGTACACTGTAATGTACGGGAAAATGTTTATTTTAGAATCAGAAAATGAGGGAGATGAATATATGTGTACTTATAATGTTGATTCATATAACACACAATCAATATTCCCTAACACTATTATGGTGCATAGGAAAAAGGAGTTTAACGTTTTGTATAGTTTGAATGCATTAAACGAATTAGTTAAATCATTAAACAATGGAAAAATAGACCCTGGATTCAAAATTAACTGGGGTAATTATAAAAACAGCATCTTACTAACTAACGCTAACGTTGTAAAACAAGTAAAAACTAAAGTTCACAAAATAGTTTATTGTTAAAAAAGTTTGGCTTTTTAAAAGGAATTTCGTATATTAAATTTTATAAACAGCTACATAGTAGCACTTTAAACACAAAAACAAAATGGATATAAACACCATCAAACAAAAGTTGGCAAACTTACAGCCAAAACAACAAAAAGAAAAGGTTGACTACAAGAAAATTTTCTTTAAACCTACAGTAGGTAAACACACAATTAGAATCGTTCCTTCAAAATTCGATCCTGCTTCACCATTTAAAGAAGTATTTGTTTACTACGGAATGGCTAAATTCCCTATTTATTCTCTTAAAAACTGGGGTGAAAAAGATCCAATCGAAGATTTCGCAGCAGAATTGCGTAAAACAAACAACAAAGACAACTGGGCTTTGGCCAATAAGATTTCTCCTAAAATGAGAATTATGGTTCCTGTAGTTGTCAGAGGTTTTGAACAAGACGGTGTTCGCTTATGGGAAGTTGGTAAAGAAATTTACAAACAATTATTAGGTATAGCAGAAGACGAAGATTATGGCGATTATACTAATATCGAAGACGGACGTGATTTTACAATTGACGCAGTAGCATCGGTAACTGGTGCAACTAAAGGAGTATCTTGCTCTATTCGTATTAAACCTAAAACATCTCAATTACATTCAGATCCTGAATTAGTTGAAAAACTATTAAACGATCAAATCGACGTTTTATCGATTCAGAAAAAACATACATTTGATGAATTAAAAACTATACTTCAAAACTGGTTAAATCCTGAAGAAGAAGAAGTAGCAGCAGATGAAACCGAAACAGACGATGATGCTGGTATTGTTTTAGTTGATAATCAACCAAAACACAAGCCATCTCGCTCTAAAGATTTCAATTCACTTTTCGAAGAAGAAAACTAATCAACATTAATTTTTTTATGGCTAAACCAAAATTAGACGGTTTGTCAGGGAAAGCTTCTACCCTTATCAAAAATAAGGGTGGATTCAACCTTGATGAATTTAAAAAATCAAAATTCTTAGACCAAGGGTCTAAATTTAAGAAACAAGAATGGATTCCATTTTCTGAAGCAGTAAATAATGCTTTATCTATACCAGGAATTCCTATGGGTCATATTACTATTGCTAGAGGAGGATCTGATACAGGGAAAACTACATTAATGATTGAAGCGGCTGTAGCTGCTCAAAAAATGGGCGTTTTACCCGTGTTTATTATCACCGAAATGAAATGGGATTTTGCTCATGCTGAAAAAATGGGGTTAGAAATTGAAACTGTGTTAGATGAAAACAATCCTGGTTCACTAGATTATAAAGGGTTTTTTCTTTATGTAGATAGAGCATCACTAAATTCAATAGAAGATGTTTCTTCATTTATTGCTGACATTTTGAGTGAACAAACTAAAGGTAATTTACCTCATGATTTATTGTTTTTATGGGATTCTGTAGGTTCTATCCCTTGTGCAATGAGTATTGAGCAAGGTAAAAATAACCCAATGTGGAATGCTGGAGCAATGGCTACTCAGTTTGGTAATTTCATTAATCAAAAGTTTCCATTATCTAGAAAAGAAAAATTTCCGCACACTAACACCTTCTTTGTTATTAATAAAACTGGTGTTCAACCAGCTTTAACTCCTATGAGCCAACCTAGAATGACAAATAAAGGTGGTAATGCTATGTATTGGGATGCTACTATTGTAGCAACATTTGGTAATGTTACTAACAGTGGAACATCTAAAATATTTGCTCAACATAAGGGTAAAAAAGTAGAATTCGCTAAACGTACTAAAATTGCTATTGATAAAATACATGCTGATTGTGGTATTGCTACTTCATCAACTGTAATAGTAACGCCTCATGGTTTTATAGCAGACACTCCTGAAGCAGTTAAACAATACAAAAAACAGTATTCAAGTGAATGGTTTGAAGGTGTTGTAAATGTTGACGAGTTAGAAATCATAGAAGATTCTAGCGAATGGAATGAAAGTAACAACATATCACCTATGATAGAAATAGATAATGAAAGTGATGAATAAAAACGAAGAAAAAATAAGGCCTTTACATTATGGAGGTAAAGATAATCCTTATGAAGCTATAAAAGTAATAGATGCTTGGGATTTAGACTTTAACTTAGGAAATGTAGTAAAATATATTTCTCGAGCTGGAAAGAAAAAATCTGAAACAGAATTAGAAGATTTAGAAAAAGCTTTATGGTATTTACAAAATAGAATTAATAAAATAAAAGAACATGTTGGACAAAAAGTTTCTTAATCAAATAATAGACAATTTGAAAAAGGAATCAACAGAAGGAACCCTCACTAAAAATAGTAGGGTTCTTTTAGTCGATTCTATGAATACCTTTATAAGGTCATTTGCTATGGTTAACCATTTAAACCCTAATGGTCATCACACAGGAGGAATAGTTGGTTTCCTTATGTCTATAGGATTTGCTATTAAACATATAAAACCAACAAGAGTAATATGTGTGTTTGATGGAGATGGAAGCACATTAAATAGAAAAAATTTATATCCTGATTATAAAGGAAATAGAGACGGTAAAACAATGCTTAATGGAAATACATTTGGTTCATATTCAGAAATGAATAAATTAAATGAACAAAAAGCATTAGAAAATCAAATGGAAAGGCTTGTTCAATATCTTCATATGTTGCCTATAGATATGATGTCTATAGATGGTATAGAAGCTGATGATTCAATAGGTTTACTTGCAAAACACATCTCTCAAAACGAAGATGGTGATGTATGTATAATGTCTGCTGATAGGGATTTTTTACAACTAGTAACTGATAAAGTAACTGTATACAGCCCTGTTAAAAAAATATTCTATTCACCAGAAAATGTTAAAACAGAATTTAAAGTATCAGCACCTAACTACTTATATTACAAAGTTCTATTAGGTGATGTTTCAGATAATTTACCTGGAGTAAGCGGTTTAGGGCCTAAAAAGATATTAAAATTATTTCCTGAATTAGAAACAAACGATAGAATATCTATAGAAGACATATATGAAAAAGCTAAACATTTAAAAAATGAAAACATTCTATATGAACGCGTTATAGAAAGAAAAAATCAATTAGATATTAATCTAAAATTAATGAATCTACATGAACCCGTAATATCTGAAAGTAACAGGGAAGAAATATTTGGTATTTTCAATAGCGAAACTAATGATTTCTTAAAAGGTGACTTCCTAAAAATGTATAGAGAAGACTCACTAGGTAATTCAATACCTAATGTTGAATTATGGCTAGATGAAGTATTCAAAAATTTAACAGCATTTAAAAACAAAATTTAATGACTACATTCAACAATTTAGCTTCATTTGGTTCTCAATTCCAAGTGAAGGTTATAGCAGCCTTACTATCTCATAAAGAGTTTTTAGTAAATATAAATGATACAATTATACCAGATTATTTTGATGATAAAGCTTTACAATGGGTTGTAGAGCAAACATTGAAATATTATGACAAGTACCACACTACCCCAGACATGACAGTTTTAAGTGTGGAACTTAAAAAGCTAGATAATGAAATACTTAAAATAGCTATTAAAGAAAAATTAAAAGAAGCATATTCTATATCGGAAAATGATTTACCATACATTGAAGAAGAGTTTTCTAATTTCTGTAAAAACCAACAATTAAAAAACGCACTATTAACATCTGTTGATTTACTTCAATCAGGTCAATATGATGATATTAGACATATAATTGATAATGCTTTAAAAGCAGGACAAGATAAAAATTTAGGACACGAATATTTGAAAGATATAGAAGAAAGATATAGAAGTGACGGTAGAGCACCTATTTCAACACCTTGGGTAGAAATCAATAAACTTACTGCTGGTGGATTAGGAGGAGGTGATTTTGGGTTAGTATTTGGTAATCCTGGTGGTGGTAAATCATGGTGTCTTACATCATTAGGAGCAGAAGCAGTAAAAAATGGATACAATGTTATACATTACACTCTTGAATTAGGAGCAGATTATGTTGGTAAGAGATATGATGCTTATTTTTCTAACATTTCAGTGACAGAAATAGAAAATAACAAAGCAGCCGTAGAATCTGCGATTTCTGCGCTAGAAGGAAAATTAATCATCAAGGAATATGCCCCCAAACGAGCCTCGGTAAGTACCATTGAATCTCATATTAAAAAATGCATGGATTTTGGGTTTAAACCCGACCTAATTATTATAGATTATGTTGATTTATTATCTTCGAAAAACCGTATGAATCGTGAACGTAAAGATGAAATAGACGATATTTATATTGGCACAAAAGGTTTGGCCAAAGCTTATAAATTGCCTATATGGTCTGTATCACAGGTTAATAGGGCAGGTGCTAAAGATGATGTCATAGAAGGAGACAAAAGTTCAGGGAGCTATGATAAAATCATGATTGCTGACATAGCAATTTCATTATCTCGTAAAAAAGAAGACAAGGTAGCAGGAACAGGAAGAATCCATATAATGAAAAATAGATATGGTAAAGATGGCCTAACCTACAATGTTGAACTTAATACCGAAAAAGGGTATATGAAGATATTGGAAGAATATGACAGTGAAGCGGTTACACCACAACAAATCAAAGATAATAGTAATCTATCACCTAGTGAAAAGAAATTATTATCTAAGAAATTTTTCGAATTAGGTAATTAAAAATAAAAACAAAATTAAATGAACAAAGGAAGACAATTTCTATCAGATCTAAAATTATACTCAGATTTTTTAGGATGGAATGAAGAAAAAAATAGATATGAAACTTGGGAAGAAGCATGTTCCGAAGTATTCGATACTCATAGAGTTAAATACAATAGCAAAATACAGAATAATGTTAGATTAAATGAACATATTAATTTTGCTGAGAGGTTGTATAAAGAAAAAAAATACTTAACATCCCAACGTTCTCTACAATTTAGAGGTAAAGATATGTTTAAGCATAATTTTAAAATGTTTAACTGTTTAGTAATGTATGCTGATAAACCTTCTTTTTTAGGTAATGCATTCTATTTGATGTTGTGCGGGTGTGGGGTAGGAGTAAATATGATGGTACCATTTATAAAAAGGTTACCTAATATCCAAAAAAGAACTAAAGGAACAAAAACATTTTTTGTTCAAGATACTATAGAAGGGTGGGGTGAAGCAGCACATGTTTTAATTACTTCATATTTAAGTGAAAAACCTATAGAGGGCTATGAAAGTTATCAAGGATATGAAGTAAAATTTGATTATTCATTACTTAGATCTAAAGGAGCTAAAGTAGGTCGTAGATACAAAGCACCAGGTCCTGAAGGTATAAAACAGTCATTTGAAAAAATTGAGAGTTTAATGAATAATTATGTCGAAGATCAACCTAAAATCTTTAAAAGTATAATAGCATATGATTTCTTCATGCATTTAGCTAATGCTGTTTTAAGTGGAGGGATTCGTAGAGCAGCATGTAACATAATAGTTTCACCCGAAGACAATGATTTAGTATATGCTAAAACTGGTAGTTGGAGAGAAAACAATAAACAACGTGAAAGATCTAACAATTCTGTAGGATTACTAAGAAGTAAATTTTCTAAAGAAGAATTCAAGCATTATCTTGAATTAAACAATGGTGTGTCAGATATAGGGTTTGCATTTATAAATAATATATTTGAGATATACAACCCATGCTTATCAGGAGATACCTGGGTTACAACCGATATTGGGCCTGAGCAAATCAAGAATATAATAGGTAAAAAAGTTAATCTTTTAAAAGATGGTAAGTTTTACTCCACAACCGATAAAGGTTTTTGGGAAACAGGGTACCACCCGGTATATGAAATGGTTCTCAACAATGGTTTAAAAATTAAATCTACACATAACCACCAATTTTTAACATCAGAAGGTTGGAAAGAACTAAAAGACATCCAGTTAAATGATGTTATTGTAACTTCTGATAATAAAAATGGCAAACAGTGGTCAGGTAAAGGTGGTAATGTTGAAGAAGGGTGGTTAATAGGTAATTTGATTGGAGATGGGACGTATTCAAGTGAAGCTAAACTGTGTTATTGGGGGGATAATAAATTTGATTTAAAAAGTAAAGCATATAGTTTATTGAAATCAAATACTTCTTTTGAAGAAGACACAAACCATATAGAGAAATATGAAAACAATAACCAAAACGAGTCTCAATATAATAGAACATCTATACAAAGTAAAGGGTTAACCGATTTAGCAAAACACTGGGGTGTTGTTAAAGGTAATAAAAAGTTAAACAGTATTATTGAAGAGGGGTCATCTGAATTTTATAAAGGTATTATAGGAGGAATATTTGATGCTGATGGGTCTGTATGGGATAGTAACGGTGGGATAACACTAGATATCAATCAATCTGATGTTATATTGTTAGAGCAAATGCAGCGTATGCTTCATAGATTAGGTATACAATCTACTATTTCGTTAGCTAATAAAGAAGGAATAAAGTTACTACCTGGTTCTAAATTTTACGAAAATGGTGAATTGAAAGAATATTACTGTAAAAATAACTATATATTAAGAATAAGTAATAGAAAGAATGTTGATCTGTTTTTTGAAACAATGTATATTATTGATGAAGTTAAAAAAGAAAAATATAAAGAAATTGCTAGAAAGTATGTCAAAAGTTATAAAGTAAAAAACTATTCTAAAGTTAAATCTATATCTTATGTTGGAATGGAGACAGTTTATGATTGCACTGTACCTGAAACGTCTTGTTTTGATGCTAATGGTATTATAACACATAACTGTTTTGAAATAGGTTTTACTCCTTTACATTTTAACTGGGACGATAAAGAAATAGTAAAAAGAGTAACTGAATCTGATGAAACTTTATTAGATAAACCCGGTTTTACTACTGGAATTCAATGTTGTAATCTTGTAGAGATTAATGGTGCTTTAATGAAAGATAAAAAAACATTTCTAGAAACAGTTAAAGCAGCAACTATAACTGGTACTCTTCAAGCTGGGTATACTAGTTTTAATAACATACAAGATATCCTTAATGAAACAATTGAAATATCTGAAAAAGAAGCATTGCTTGGAGTATCAATTACAGGATGGACTAACCAACCATGGTTGTTCAATGCTGAAATCCTTCAAGAGGCAGCACAATTAGCAATACAAACAAATACAGATGTAGCAGATATGATAGGCATCAACCCTTCAGCCCGTATAACTACAGTTAAACCTAGCGGAAACGCTTCAGTAATATTAGGAAGTGCATCAGGTATTCATCCTGAACATTCTGAACGTTATTTTAGAGTGATGCAGTTGAATAAAGAAACTGAAACAGCAAAATGGCTTGAGAATAATATGGGTTTTGCACTAGAAGAGGGAGTTTATTCTGATACTAAATCAGATTGGGCTGTTTTTGTTCCTATAGAAAATAATAAAGGAACTATATATAAAAACGATTTGCAGGGTGTTAAACATTTAGAGTTAATCAAATTAGTAAAAGAAAACTGGGTGGATTATGGGAAAGTAACTGGGAGATGTATAATCCCCACAACATCACACAATGTATCAAATACTGTCATAATAGATAACTACGAACAAATATCAGACTATGTATTTGAACATCAGAACAGCTTTGCTGCAGTAAGTTTCTTATCACTGTTTGGAGACAAAGACTGGAATCAATCACCTAACACATCAGTACTAACATTTGAAGAAATAAATGAAAAGTATGGCAGAGGTTCTATGTTTGCATCAGGGTTAATTGTAGATGGGTTGCATTATTTTAATGGTAATTTATGGGAAGCATGTGAATGTGTGTTGGACAGAAATAAACCTATAGTAGGAACTAGAGAACAAGTATTGTTAAAAAAACATTGGGTAGAATCAGCAAAAAGATTTGCTAAAAATTATTTTAAACGAGATTTACAAAAAACCGTATATTGTTTAAAAGATATTCATTTGCTTCATAAATGGGAAGAAATTAATAGAAAGTTTAAAAGTGTAGATTTTACAGAAATATTAACTACCCCCCAATATATTGATGTTGATAGTATGGGAGCTATATCTTGTTCTGGAGGAAGCTGCGAAATAAAATAAAAAATGGATAAAAAATATAAGTTAATCTTAAATGAAGATTATTATATAGATTCAGATGGGCGGTATATTTTTACCGCCCTCTTTCTCTATAAACGTGGTGTGTGTTGTGGGAATAAGTGTTTTAATTGCCCTTATATCCCTATTCATTCTAAAGGTTCAAAAGAAAAATCCTTAGAAAATTAAAATTTTTTTAGTATATTTACAATTATGAGTAAGTATGTAAATAACGATGTACTCCTTAATGGAGTCATTTCATCAAAAAATATTTCTAATGAAAAATATCAACAATGGTTAGATAACCATGGGTTTGGGTTAGTTAAAATACTAAATACTACTGTACCAAACTCATTTAGAAGTAATGAATATCATATATATAAAACATACGCACGAAAAAATGGTTGTTGGAGTAACAGTCACTCAATTGGCCAGGGTTCATTACACGCTAACTCAAGAAAACCTAGTAAAAGAGATATAAAGCATGTGCTTTTATACACTATAAAAAACGACCATAATTTACTAAATATAGTAAAAGATTTTAACATCAAATTAAGTCAAGTTACACGTGAAAAAGTACAAAAAAGGTGATGTTGTTATAACAAATTTACCTAATACATTAAATATATGTACAAATATGTATCAAGCATTGTTAAATGATGACACTAATTTAGCAAGATATTATTTAATTAAAATAACAGGTTATGATAGCTCAGGTTATAAAGGTATTTATTTTACTATAAATAAAAACTTATTAGGTGTCCATGCTATAGGAAATTTATCATTTAAATCTTTCGAAGGACGTTCAAGACTTATATCTAACAAAGATTGTAAAAATATAATGTTACATATTCACACACACAAACCAGATATGTTCAAAACATGTACTATGTATTTTGATATTAAACTTAGTAATGTAATTAAAAAACATGAATAACCCTACATACAAACCAGGTGACGTACTTATTAGTACCCCATCATTAAAGAAAACATCTAATAAAGAATATCAAAATTACTTGCAACATAATTCGTATTTTAGCATTTATATGGTTGAAAGTATAGAACACTTTTATTATTGTGTTAACAAAATAAATATTTCAGAAAACGAAATACATAAAATATATAGACCCCACACCCATTCAGATTTACAAGGGTTTAGAAAAATGTCAACCAGAGACTATAGAAATATACTCATGTTCAATATAAAAAAACATAATTTTGATATACTAGATTTAGTTAAATCTATGGATGTAAACATTCATAACATTTTATACCCTAAATGCCCTAAAAATAGTATACAATGGTTAAAGAATGTAATATGTTTGTATGGGCTACTATAGTAAATAATGGTGCATTAATTGAGTGGAGGAACCTTGAAATAGATGATATTTACATTAAATATTTAGATAAATATTATTGTTTTAATGCGTATACTGCAATAACAGAAGAAGTTAACGCCATTAGTACTGAATATTGGTGTGCCATATATGATACTAATTCATACACCAAAGTCACTCGGTTTATAATTAACATATCATTAAATAATAACAACTATGACCTTATAAAAGGTTTAAGATTAAAATTGCTAAAATAAAAATGAGTACTTTAAAAAAACATAACCATATATTGATATGGCGTAGATTTGTTGAAAATGGTGAGTTTAAAATGTTTAGACCATTTGAAATAGATGATTTTTACTTTTATATAAATGGTAGAGTATATTATCAATATAATAGGAAAGTTGAACCTACTGTTTATGAACCTGATAATGATTATTGGGTTGAAGTAACAGATAAAAGTGTTTTCATAAGTATTTCCAGTTATATAGTATCTAATTATAATCCATTTTGTATTAAAGCATTAAAATTAAAAGACATAATATGAAACAAAAATTATATATTTGGTTTTCGTTTATAGTAGAAAATAAGTTTGTCCATCATAGAGATTTGGGTTTAAATGACTTAGCAGTTATACATGAAGGTCGAATATGTGAGGTTTTAAGTTATGATGCTTCACGCTTTATAGATTCAAACATATTTAGACCTGAATTTTGGAATGAAATAACAAACGATAATATGTTAGATGAAATATGTTTAAATATAAATTTTGATGATTACAATCAATTAAATAAAGAAAATTACAAATATGTTAAAATAGTAACAGTATTAGATATTCTTAAAAGAAAAAGAAAAATAAATACTGAAACATAATTAAAGGTTTAAAACACTTTCCTTTGTTTAAAAAAGATTTTTTCATATATTTAATTATAATTTTAAAATACATGACAAAATTTGGTAAAATGATGTTTATAATAACAATATTTGTTGTTTTAAATGTTTTCCCTGTATGGGCTGTATATGAATTTATAATTTTACCAAAACTTATATTAGCTATGCCTAATGTAGTTATACCTAATTTTTAAATATTTGAAGTATGGTGTGTAATGATAGC